AACACCGGATACGCTGTAATCCGTGGTCTTTGTCTGCACTGTCTCTGTGCCAGTCGCGGTGGTGCGTAAGATTACCGTGATGTCATCATCATCGAAAATCTTGAATGTGTACGCAAAGACGGTGGTGGTGCCATCGCCTGTGTAGCTGTTCCGTGTGGTGGTGCTGCTTACAGTCATGTCAAACTCCTTAACCCTTTATACAGCAAAACAGACGCTATTAAAACTGTACTGCGCTCTGTGATGGTGGTAGCCAATACTCTTGTTTGTATTCCTTGCGAGTGCGGCGCTCCATTCGCCTCAAGTAACCGGGTTCCATCGCTTCAATGAACCCATATAACATCATATAGTTTGCTGCTGATTCCAAATAAAACAGGTTTGCACCGGGCAAAATGCTTTTTGCAAAACTAAAAAAGTCCAGTGAATCAGCTTTACCTGTAGCCGTTTTGTGTGCCAATGACATAAAGTCATTAAATGTTCCGAATGCTGGCCCCGGTGCCGTTTCTAAAAAGCTTCTACCGTAACGGCTGTATTCCGCAAACATAAAGTCACCAAATATGCCTGCACCGCCGCCGCGTACAAACGCATCAGCCCATGCTCTTGCGTTACGCGGGTCTTTTGGTTCCTTGCCCTTCATCACATCCTTTGCTGCGCCTGATAAATAGCCTAAAGCTGTTGTTATTGTGATAAGCGGAACCAATGAAGCAAAGCCCTTCGGCGTAAAGCCTCCATTCGCATACATTTCTGGGATTAGTTGCTTTGTTATAACTGTTACAGGGAATGCCTTAAACTGGGTCAAAAACCGCATAAGTTCACCCAAATATGTGCCTTTCTGCGTGCCAGCTGTCATCAATCTTCGCTCTCTAGCGCCGGGCGTAACAATCGCTTCGTCAGCGATGTCGTCAAACAATGCCTGCATTTTTGTAGAAAAAGAATCCTTGAACTGCGCCCGCATATTTTCTGTGACATCCAAAGTGTCAAGGCGACTAGAAATTACGGCATCAATAACATCATCTGATAGGCTGTACACCCCGCCCGGCGTGACAAAATGGTTGCCTGTTTCTGGGTTTATGGTTTCCATATCTTTTACAAGGTTCCACTCATCCGCAGAGATGTTATACATTTCCAAGTTGCGTTTTGTGTTTGCTGGCAAGGCATCAAAGCTGACTTGTCTGTATCTCGCCAAGTCTGCGGCCATGACATATGCTACGCCTTTTTTGTGATTGACTGTCCACCCCTGCAAAAGATTAACACGGAAAAACAATTCCTGAAGCTTTGCTATTGTGCCGGGCATGCCATCAATGGCCCCGGCCCTTGCAAAAGTGCTTCCAAGTACGGCCTCTGTGTATATGTTTGTTAGAGATGCAACATGCTTTTTATCTGATGCAGGCACGGTATCCAATAAACCAGTAAAAGCTTTTGAATATGAGCCAATAAAACCCATGTCTGTACGCCTGTTCAGTGTGGCTCCTTTGAAACCAACGTCACCAAATGCAGAGATAACCGCGCCACCAAGCTTGCTAACACTTTCAAGCGCACGCATTCCGAAGCCAAAATGCGCCAACCCAATATGGCCGGGAATATCCAGTTCGCCATTAATCTGCGCGAATTGATTGTCTAATGACTTTACATCGCCGGAATCTAGCGGTTGTCCACGCTCTACAGCCTTTGCCTCTAAATCAGTTAGGATTTGTTTATGCATCGCCTTGGGGTTAGGCCCATACATTTCCATTAATGTTATGGTTTTTGCATCGTATCTGGCCGCGTCTGTAAGCTTTTCGAATATATTTCCGCGAGTGTATTTTTCTGCATACTCAAACGCTTTAACGCCGTCAGCAAAGTGTAGCTTTCTGGACTGGCTTATTTTTTTAGCTAGGTTGATAGTTTGGGGTGCGCCAACCAAACCTTGTTCACCGTCATCAACCAAATAATGTTTTCCAGTGCTAAACCTAACATACAATTCATCAAGATATTCTTCAGCTGAACTGTCAGTAAACCGGAGCGTAGCGTCTTGGTCCAGCTTTTCAAGAATGTCTCGTTTCCATTGTTCTGGCCCAGCCTTTCTTATCAGCTGCGGGTCATGCTGCTGAGTAACAATGAAATCCTCGCGCTCTCCGATAAACGCGCCAGCGCGGTTTTTGCGCTCACGCAAACCATTGCTGTGTTTGTAGATTATATCGTGAAGCTTTTTTGCGTCAGCTGAAACATTTGCGTTTCGGTCATACGCATACATTGTGATTTCTTTGTCGAGGGAACCTTTGCGCAAAAGCTCCTCTAGGTGTGCGCCTTCTTTGTTTAATGCACGCAAAAGCGAGCCCATGAATTGCTTTTCAAGCCCGGACTGGCGTGCCGCCGCGCTGTCTCTAGCACCCTTTGCGAGATTGTAACCACCAATCATCATGTCCGCATAAGCGTTTTTAATGTTTTTGCCAGTAAATGATGAAATCCGGTCATTTAAAGCCTTACGCTTAACAAGCTTTATCAAAGCCTCACGGCGGGCTTGGCGTGCTGCAAGTTTCAGCTGAGTTGTTTTAGACAGCGCAATGTCAAAAGCCGCTGTTAAATCACTTGGCTCAAGAACAGGCTTCCGCGCAATCTCGCGGCGAAATTCTTTTATGACAGAGGTTAGCTCATCTTGGGGTACATCTATGCCACGCTGCTGGGCCAGTCGCGCAACCAAATCAACACAAGGGTCAGCCATTATCTCGCGCTCCTTACAACACAATACGCGCCTGCTTCAGTAATAGAACCCATCTCGTCAGACCTAGCAACAACAGCATTCCACTCAGCAAGTTCTGCTAATTCTTCATCAGTTATTAGATTGTTTGCCCGCATCGCCTCAATTTCGCGCATAAGACTTTCTGTATCTTTGTCCGCTGCCTTAACTGAGGAGTCGTCATTTTTAAAGCGCATATCGTATTCTTTAGCCAACATGTCTATTTCTTCTTGAGGATGGAAAAACTCTTCTAAGTCACCTGCTTGCTCTAAGTCGGCTTGCACTCTGGCTATTTCGTTGTCTATTTCTTCGCGGGTAATGCCCGGCCCTGTGGTTTTGTCTAATTCAAATGCTTCTAGTTCAGTTAAGGCATTTTCGCGTATTTGTATTTCTTCAAACAGCTGCTCGTCAGTCATGCCTCTAGGGTTAATGTTTAAATCATTTACCCGGATGTCCAAGTCAACAGCGTCTAAATACGCTTTAGCGTCTTCATCAAAACTACTGTAAACCTTAGAGCCGGGGCCGCTGTCTTCTTCCAAGGCGTAAATAAGGTCTTCTGGCGTTACTCTATCAACATATGGGTCAACACGCGATGGGAAGAAGCCCTCTTCTTGTGCTGCAAGCGCCATCTCGTCTATTGTTTTGCCACCACGCTTCATAACGCCGAAGTCGCCAGAGTCCAATCTTTGTTTCAAGTCGCCTATCTGAACAGAATCGGGGTCAATCTTGCCGTTGTTTTTAACGAATTGAGTTAGAGTTAAGGGCTTTTTCTTTTGATAAGCAGGCTTCAAAGAAGGCGGCAACTCATTAAGCTTTGGCGGCTTTACATTAACTTCCTGTGTGGCCCTGACATCTTCTTTAAATTTGCGTTGCGCATTAACGGCTGGGCCAACCCTCGAGTCTGCGTTCTGTATAGTTTCAACCCTCACTGGCAACCCTTGTGAAAGCTGCGCTGTTGCTGCCCTCATTGACTGCACCACAGTTTCAGGGTTTGAGCGGCTTAACTTGTCAGAAAACTTGCCGCCAACGCCGACAAACGCGCCGCCAAGAATTGAGTTAAGGGTTAGATTAACAAAAGATTCAAACAGCCCATAATCGGGGTCTTGTTGAATATCGCTGCCAATTAAAGAAATTGCTTCTAAAGGCACGGTAGCCAAAGCAGCTTCGCCAGCACCAGACACCACTCGGCCCGCCGTAACGCCATACTTGGATGTAACACCAGCAACCGCCCTTGTTGCAGCTGCGCGGGCCGTTGCGTTCAAGCCTACAGCTACAGGCGCTAGGATTGCCGCCCCTATATTATATGGGTCAAAGACACTTCCAGCCATGCCAGCGCCAAATACAGCCGCTTGTGAGCCAAAGTTACGTTTAACCCTCGAAAATGTCAGGTTTCTCTTGTAACGAATGTCATAAGCGTTGGCTAACGCCTCAGCCACGCTTTCCTTTAGCCCTTCTTCTGGAACCTCAATGCCTTCGCGGTAGTATGGGCTGGATTTATATTCTTCCGGCGTTATTAGCGGCTCATCAGAAAAACTACTTTGAACATTGCCAATAATTGACTTAACAAACTGGTTAGTAAACTGTTGAGAAACGCCAAAGTTTAACTGCGCAGCTGTGCCAGTGCGAACAGGCGTGCGGTCAAAATATTCTCCGACATGTTGAGTGGACTGGTTTATTTGAGGGTAAAATATATCGACCAATGACCTACTCCATCAGTCCTGTAGGCTCTTGGATTGCGCCCGCAAGAGCGCCATACTCACTTGGAACTGGCTCTGTAAAGTATGCCCCCCTCACATCAGCTTGGAACTGTGCGCCTATAGTTCTTTGCCACGCCTTCTGGAAGGTGCTGGATAAGGGCATAACACCATCCTCAGTTTGCACAAAAACAACGCCTCCGCTTGCGTCCGTAACAATCGCGCTTGCGTCATCGTTCTGTGTAATTACGCCGTAAGTGGCTTTTATTTCTTCAAGATATTGCTGCTTTTCTATGTTGTACTCAGGTGAACCAACCTCATAACCACGGTTGCTTGAGTAAAAAATGCTGTCTACGGTTAAGCCATCGACCAACATTTTAAACCCGGCATCAATCTTTCTTTTGTGAGCGCTAAGATGGACTGGTAATCTCATTGTGGTTTGTTTATTCGGGGCCGCATCTGAATAATCATAACGCTCAGTAATTAACTTTGCCGCCTGCTCGACATACAAACCAATGCTACCCTCATCAAGCTTCATGTCGCCAGAAAACACCTCACCCGCTTCTTGGGCCAAATAAATTGTTAAGTTAGTAAGCATATCTAGGTGTTCTTTTCTAGCCCTGTCGTAGCCCACAGAGTCAGACGCTGCACCAACAACCTCATCACCCTCAAAATCAGAAAAGAACCCACCCAACATAGACAAGCTATGGCTTTGATATTCTTGGTTTGCCCTGACTGCTTTAGAAACTAAATCCCTGTTTGTCTGCGTAACGCCTATGGTTATAGCGCCGGGGCGTGTTGCTTTTAAAAGAATTTCAGACATTGGCAAATCTGGACGATTTGCAACCCAGTTATCAGAAAGCGTTATGCCGCTTGTGCGCAATTGGCCCATAATTTGAGGTGCAATCTCTCGATTTGCGTCAACAAAAGATAATGCCCGCTGCACATCTTCCGGGGTTTGCGCTGATTGAACCTCAGAGACAAGCTCTTTTACCTGACTGTTCGTCAACGGACGAATTTCAAAGTCCTCTAAGCCCATTTCTTTCTGGATTGCCACCACCTCAGAAATATCTGGTAGACGCTGGTTTTGTCTTTCAAAATTTGTTTGGACAAACAGCGCTGGGTCTTCGCTGCGGCGCTTGTTTATCTCAGCATAACCAGCCTCTAAAGCAGTTAGCTTTGCAACTTGTTCAGACGCATTTGATTCCGTTAATGCCCTAAGGATTGACTCTCGTTCAGACTGATAAGCCGCCTCTAAGTCATCGTCTGATGAGAATACATTATCTTCGTTGAAGAACAGTCGAGCAGACGCAATGCCAGCTAACTCCTCTCTAATTTGTTGTGCGTCATCTTCGCGACCTATCTTGTCGAGCCTGTCAGCAAGCCTAACAGATTGAAACGCAGCGTTTTCAAACTCATCGTCACTTGATGCCAAAGCCATAAATGACTTCAAGTTTGCATGTTTTGATTGGATTGCAGAGACTTCTTCGGTCTCCATTTTACCTATACGCCGCATCAAAACATTGGCAAGCTCTTCTCTTTCAGACGGCAAATATGCAGCGTATTTATTGGGCGAGGTTTGTTTTGAAACCGTCTGCCCATCAGCCGACACTTCAATATCTACTGACTCGCCTGTTAGGATTTCATCTATGAGGGCTTCAGCGTCATCTAAAGAAAGGTCTTCTTCATTGGATATGCTTACAAGTTTTTGTTTATCAAGGCTAAAACCAAACTGTTCTACAGAAAGAACGCGCCCATCAACACCGTTGCGCTTGGCTCTGTCAAACTGCTCACTGTAACTTGCGATTGCCAAATCTCTCGGCATTTGCCCGCTAACAAACTGCGAGATAATGTTTTGGCCCGCCTTTTCTATTGAATTTGTTGTGTTGCTTAATTCAACATCAAAAGCTTTTTTAATGCCGTTTAATCTGAATTGCTGGGCACTAGCGTCTAGCTTGCTTAACGCCCGGCGATTGCGCGTTTTTGAAATGTTCGGCGTGTCTAGGCTGCCCTTATACTCTTCAAGAAAAACATCAAAGTTGACGTTATATTCGTTAATGTTTTGAGACTGGTCGCGCAAGTTAAACTCAAGC